GGCGGCAATGACGAGGGGCTGCACCACGTACGGCTTGCGTGAGGCCTTCGAGGCCGTCAGCGAGAGGGTCACGCTGCGCGTCATCTCGCTCATGTGCGAGATGCGGATACCACCGACAGCCGCGCCACCGAAGACGACGCTATCGTCGCGGAAAAGGGTCATCGAGCGGCCGACGTAGGCACCACCGTCGCGACCCCACACGTGCACGAGAACGCGGCGCATGCTTTTACAAGGGAGGTACGGCTTGCCACCATCCCCCTCGAAGTGAACGGCGACGGGCTGGTCACCCTGCCCCGTCGATGCGCGAGCCTTGACGGCGGTCACGAGGATGGTGCGAGGGCCGACAATGAGATCGTCGGCGTTGAGCTGGTCTGATTTGGGCGCGATGGTTGCCCCGAGGTCGATGCCGGTCATGGTTGCTCCTGGTCGTGGTGTTCGTGGTGGTCAGATGACGATGGTGTCGTCGCGGCGTTCGGTCGGGATGAGCCGATAATCAGGGTCGCTCATCCGTTCAACGATTTTCGCATATTCCTCGTCGAGGCGTTCGTGGAACTTCGCCGCAGCGGCGATGATGGCGGCCTGTACTTCCTCGTCGGGGAACACGCGCTTCGTGAACATCGGGAGCCCGGCCGAGAAACTCACGAAGTCGCACCATTTGCGCTCGCTCACGAGGAAGCCGGTCTGCACCTGCAACATGAAGTCCTCGGGCATTTGCGCGGCAAGGATGGTGCGGACTTGCTCGCGTTGAATGCGAGATTTGACCTCGACAAACCCGTTTTCACCGACAAGCAGGTCAGGCGAGAAACCCAACGTGAACCCCCATTTGTCGTTGGTCATGAAGCCGACACGGTGCCCGGCCTCATAGGCGTCTTCGTAAATGTTCAACGCCTCGCCCTCGTCGGCCTCGCCGCGAAGCATGTGCTCCCCGATGTAGGTCGGTTCCACGTACTGCGTCACGCGCTGCGCGAGCAACTCGTAGAGGTGAGCCCGGCTCTTGTCGTTGTCGGCGGCCTTCAACTTCGCCGGGGTCACGATGCGTTGCATCTCGCTCGCCGTGAGCAATCCGCAGCGAGCCTGCAGCCATTCGGGCGAGCCTTGAATCAGCTCCTTGTAGATGGTCATGGTCATGGCGTGTCCTTCTTTGCGATGGTTGTGAGGGCGGTCGCGATGGCTTCGAGTGCCTTGACGCGGCGAGCCTGCAGAAGCTCCTTCTCGGTCTCGTTCGACGGCGGGGTCGACGTCGACGAGCGATGGCGGTGAATGCTGGCGTGACTGTGCGCGGCGGCCTGGGCGGCGACGGCGTCGGTCACGTTGCAGAGGTCGTCGACGATGTCATGCGCCAACTGTTCGAACTCCAAACGGTCCAGGGTGGTGCCCGAAAACAGCGCAGCATGTGCGCCTGTACGGTTGAGTGTGCTCATGCGTCATCACCGGCGACGGCGTAGTTGATGAAAGCTTTACGGTTCCCCTCGGGTTTCGTCTCTCGCCACGCGCGCAGCTCGGCGACGTCGACATAGAAGAGGAATCCCGAACGCATCGGCGGGCAGGGGACTTTGTCGTGCGGTGCACCCGAGCAACACCAGCGGCGAAGGGTGGCGCGGTCGAGGCCCATCAGGGTGGCGGCAATCGCCAGCGTCGTCGCTCGTTTCGTTTTTTTCTTGGTCATGCGTGTCCTCGTGTTCGGCGTCCTCGTCAGGACAACCCACCCGTTGCGGGTGCGCCGTGGTTGTCGACGGGTGGCGAATCCAAGCACCACCCGTTTCGGTCGTTACCCCGGCGACGACATGTCGCCGGGCAACCATTCTCCCCGCCGCGTCGAAGTCGACGGGGAAACCTTTGAAGCTATTTTTTCTGCAGGTTCTCGACGAACCAACGGAGCCCGGCCTCGGTCAACCACCCCTCACCGACCTCGGGGTCGCGCAGGCACTCATACAGCACGTAATCAATCTCCCGCTCGATGCGAGCCGCTGCCATTTTAGGCGTCCACACGGTGCCGTCGATGGTTGCACCGGCCCCGACGAGCCGGGCAGTGTCGACGACGGCGGTGAGACCTGCGAGCAACTGCCGGCGGCGAGCGTCGACGCGGCCGCGCATGGCTTGCGTCGCATTGTGTCGGGCAATGGTGCTTGTGTCGTTGTGGACGATGATTGCCCCGTCGGTCAGCAGCTCGAGCGCCACGCGCGCGGCGCTTCCCTGCGTCTCGTTGACTGTGGTGGTCAGGTCTTCGATTGCCCGGTCAAGAGCGCGCTGGGCACCCTTGGTGGTTTTCCATTCGGTGGCCGTCCACCCCGAGGTCGGCACTGATGGCCACCCCTTGCGCAGCTCAATAAGACCCTGTGCGGTCTGGATGCTGTAGGTCACCGGCCACCTCGAAGCACACCGAACGCCGCGAGGGCCCCGGCGAAACTCACATCAACGACGACGGGCACCCCGTCGACAGCGACAATCCAACCCGCGCGCCCATGGCGCGTCAGGGTAGTCACACGTCCGCCAGATAGTCGGCGATGGCGTCGGAGAAGTCGGACTCGAAGCACTCGCGGACGACGCGGTTGTCGCGAATCCAGTCGGCCAGCTCGACGAGGGTCATGTTGTCGAGAACGGCATCGAGGGCGTCTTCGTTGTCGGCGAATCGGCGCGCGGCAGGGTCGGGCAGAAGTCGGTCAAAGTCGGGCAGGTTCATGTGTGTTCTCCGTCGCCGGCGTCGTGATCCGGCACGCCAAAGCCCCGGGCTCACCGGGGAATGCTGGGCGGGTTGTCAGGGTCAGGTCAGGCGGCGAGGCGAGCAGCGTCGCGAGCTTCGACCGCGTCTCGCCATTCTTTGTGGGCTTTTGACGCATTCTCCTGTGCAATCTTTGCAGCGTCGTGCAGCGCCCAGTCGCGGTCACAGCTATTCAGTGCAGCGCTAACAGCAGCACCGGAGATGCACGAGGCATCAAGGTAAACGGCGAAGGTCCGGGCGATGTTATTTTGCAGCTCTTGCATGGTCGTGGCTCCTGTTGCGGCGGTGTGTCGTGCGCCGTGGGCCCAGCATGCGCTAGCTGGTGCACACTGTCAAGCATGGTGGTGATGTTTTTTTCTGGGGCTTTGCAAAGCCGTTTCACGCGCATCGGGTGCGACATGACGAAGCCTGATTTGTGACCGCGCGCACAAAAACAAACGCCACCCCGCGAAAGGTGGCGCCTGCCGAACACTTGACCAGGACCCAAGACGCCCACGACGGCGCCATCAGTCGAGGCTATGGGGCCCCGCCGACGTCGTCAACGCAGTTCGTCGAGGGCTGCATTGCGCTGGTCGAGGCCGAGGATGCTCGCAATCTCGTCCTCGGGAACCCCACGACGGCGCAAGTCGTCGGCGAGGGCTGCATCCTCGGGCGGGAGAGGCGCGCGGTATTTGGCTTCCTCGGCTCCCCGAACGGCCGAGGTGATGGCGCCAGCTGCACGAGCTGACGCAGCGCTCGCCGGGGCGGGCTCGGTGAGGGCGAAGGTGCCCAGGCGTTTGCCGGCCTCGGCGGCGGCCTCCTTCCCCGTCGCGCGCATTTGCGAACCCCGAGCAGACCCGGCCTTGAATGCACCGACGGCGGCGGCGCCACCGACAGGGCCGCCGAGCGCCTCGCCGGCCTTCGCGACCTCGGCCTCGCGCAGGCCGACTAGGCGACCACCAGCGGCACGGCCCAGGCTCTCGGCGGTCTGGTCCTCGATGAGCCGCGCCACCTGCTCGGCCTTGCGAAGCTCCTGGTACAAGTCTTTCGCGCCGGCGGGGCCAGGGCTCCCACGAAGGCGGGAGACCATCGTCGAAACCTCCGACGGTGCCACACCGACGAGGGCGGTTTCGACCGCGTCGTCGGCGGTGTCGCGCAGCGAGCGGATGTACTCCTGTTTCGCCAGCACCTGCGCGGGGCTGTCCCCCCATTTGCCAGCGACCTTCCCGGCGACGTTTGCTTTTCGCTGCACCTGTTCGAGGGTGTAGACGACGTCGCTCGCGTCAAGCTCGTCGGCCTGGGCGAGCATCGTCTCAACCACGGGGCGATACTCGTCGGAGTCGGCGAGCAACGTGCGGGCCCGCTGGCGGACTCGGTCGGCGAGTTGTTGGGATGACACCGACGCGCCGGCGGCATCGGCCTGTTCGAGAAGGACCCGTTTCGCTTCGTTGATGGTTTCGCGGGACTTGGTCGCGGCCTCGTTGAGAGCCGTCGTCGTCGATGCTTTCGGGGCCATTCCGTACTCGCGCATAATGCGCGTCGCCTCGGGGACTCCACCCTTCACCGGCGGGGTGCCAGAAACCTTTCCCTCGACGAGGCGGGCAATCTTCAGGCCCTCAATGTTGGCGCCCGTCGCACCCTTCGACGTCGCAAGGCGGGCGATGTCGGCGCCCTTGCCTATCTCGGTGAGCGGCTTCGAGAGCAACGACGCAACGGCGGGGGCTGCGCTGCGGGCCATTTGGACGGCGACAGGAGCGGCCCCGCCGGTCATCGCGCTCATCAACCCGGTCTTTGTCATCTCGCCGACCAACTCCTGCGGTTCGAGGGTTTTGGACTCTCCGGCGCCGGTGACGACGCCCTGCAGGCCGCCGACACCGATGCCGGTCAACACGGCCTTCCCGAGGTCCTTCACCTTGCCTGCAGCACCGGCGGGCAGGA